AGAAGTTGAAAGTGGTAACGCTATGAACGAAAGCAAGTCAATAGCCATACAAGCTGCGATGGAAACTGCAGTAGTCGAATTAATTAGAGAGGGCAGAGAAAAAGGGTACTGGACGTACTGGGGAGAGAAGAAATGAGAATACTATTAGTATTATTCTTATCCTTTGGTTTATATGCAGACAATGAAATCTACATTGACCAAACAGGAGATAATGGTGCTATTGACATCGAGCAACTTGGTTCTAGCAATATAATTGGTGGAGCAGATGCAGTTGCAGGTCAAATGACTGCTGCTATATTAAATGGTGGCTCTTGGACATTCGATATTAACCAAATAGGTTCTTCTAATAAATTTCTTACTGATGGAATATATGGAAGTAACTTTACTGGCTTTTTCGAATTCGATGGAGATAGTAACGAATTTGTATTTTCCATGGATACGACTGGTTTGAATAGTGCAGACTTCGGAGACTTAAATCTCGATGTAACAGGTAGCTCAAACACATTTGATGTTGATATAGCAGAAAATGCTAGTTCTGACTACTTTGATATAGATTGGACAATTCTTGGCGATGACAATGACTTTACAATCGATATTGATTCTGACTACTATACAAACTTTATGGACATCTTTGGAGATGACAACACATTAACATTAACCAAATCAGGTTATGGAAGCAGTTCAACTGATGCAGGATATTTTTATCTTGACTTAGATGGAGACGATAATACATTAACTGTAACACAGTCTTCCACATTAGCAGCGGACTGGTTGAAAATTGAAAGTGATGCGTCAAATAGTAATATATGTATTGTTCAAAATGATGGTGGTACTACCACTTCATGCTGACATAGGCGAAATCACAGAACTTAAAGGAAATGGGGCTGTCTTAAGAGATGAGCCCCTTCCTGCTTTCTTAGAACAAGATATCAAACAAATGGACGATGTTCGTACAGCTAATGGGCGAATCGGCATCACATTTATAGATGATAGCAAAGTTCGACTTACAGAGCATAGTAAACTTGTAATAGATGAAGTTATCTTTGACCCGAATCCTTCGAAGTCAAAAATGACAATGCAGTTTGCAAGTGGAACAGCTCGTTTTATCACTGGTAAGATAGGACAGATAGACAAACAAAATATCAACATCAGTACACCAACAGCACAAATTGCAATTCGAGGAACAGACTTTACTGTTACCGTTGATGAATTCGGTAGGTCATTGGTGATACTCTTACCAGATGCAAATGGACTTCCTAGTGGCGAGATTGTAGTAGCAACTGCCATGGGGGAGGTAGTATTAAATAAACCATATCAATCTACTGTAACTACCGTATGGGAACAAGTTCCTACTAAGACTGTTATCCTGGATTTAACTGTAGACTTGATAGATAATCTATTGATTATCTCACCACCGAAGGAAAATGAAGAATTACAACAAACTGAGGGACAGAGCGGAGATAGCGACTCTAGTAGCAATCTTCTTGATATCGACTTTCTCGCTGACGACTCCCTAAATATAGATTACTTAGCAGATGACAGTTTAGAGTTTTCAGAACTAGACATTGAATACTTAGATGTTGACTTTCTCGAAGACTTACTAGAAGTTATCGAAGAACTAGATGAATTAGAAAAGATACGTCAAAACCTTAACTGGGATATGTTAATACGTGAATTAGAAGATGTAAACGATGCGGAGGATTTTCCAGATGAATCAAAAAAATAGTACAGCAGAAGACGTAGTATCATATATAAAAGGAAACTACCCTTCTACCGAAAAAGAATTTCAAGCTCTTTTAAATGAAATGTACCTAACATTTTGTAAAAAACAGTTTGATTATGGTCCTGGCAATATTGCTATGGGTACCAGTTTAAAAAACGAAAAAGAAGTCAATACAGCCTTATTTGGTATCATTGTAAGGCTTAATGATAAGATAAACAGACTAATCAACTTGTCAACCAATCACGACATGAAAGCAAAGAATGAACCAATAGACGATGCTTTTGTAGATATTGCAGTATATGCAGTGATGGCAATGATAGTCAAACAAAACAAATGGGGTAAATAATGCCTGGAGTAAAATGGACAGAAGATGAAATCAGAATCTTAGACCAGTATGAACGTACTGCTAAGTCTGCATTTGTTCTGTATCAAGAAATACGTATTGCTGGATATAATAGAACATATAAAGCAGTATCTCGTAAAATAGAATCCTTAGGATTAAGAAAACCTACCAGATATACAACTGGACATGAGATGACTATCGGATACCTAGATATTGAATCTACTGGATTTAGTGCTAATATTGATGTTATGTTGTCTTGGTGTATTAAAGGTAGAGGTGACAAGAATGTTGCTGGAGCTAAAATTACAAGAGAAGAGCTAATGTCAGATAAGCAAGATGCTCGCATTGTAGAGCTTTTAGTAGAAGAAATGAATAAATATGATGTAATATTTACATATTACGGTACTCGTTTTGATATTCCTTTTATCAGAACACGTGCATTGTATCATAAGACATTCTTCCCACTATACAAGCAAAAGTCACATAAAGACCTATATTATGTAGTAAAATCTAAATTAAAGCTACATCGTTCATCATTAATGGCAGCTACAGAGTTTTTTGGTATTGCTGGTAAAACCAGAGTAAAACCAGAAATGTGGCAAAAAGCTAGATGGGGCGATGAAAAAGCAATGAAATACGTTTACGACCATAATGTAGCAGATGTAGTGATATTAGAAAAACTACATCGTAAGTTAGAAGAATATGCACCACCAATGGTAAGACCATTATAATTAGGAGGAAACATGGCTAAAAAAGAAGAAAAGCTAAAAATGATGAGCGGAGATAAAGAATTAGAATTTTATTATTCTGACTTATCTAAAGAAGCTCAAGCTCAGTTCAATCGTGCTAACGAGCTTGCTGGTCAATTAATAAAATTAGAACAGCAGTCTAATGAGTTACGATTCCTTGCAAACAACTATGCTAGGTTTGTTATTGACGAACTTGAAAAAGATGTTGACGACAAAGAAGAGAAATAGTTAAATTATGAAAGAACGTATTGTAAAAGGTGTAACGCACTATCTTTTTGAAAGTATTGAAGAGTTTAGAGATAAGTATGTTACTTTACCTCTTGTAAGAGACTGGAGACATTCT